TAGTAAAGTCAAATAGGTTTATAAGGGGTTGTGGCCCACTAGCCCTACCACCAAATGTTTTAAGTCTTGCACCAGCCGGTCTAACTTTAGACACATTGATCTTAGGTATCCTTGCGGTGTACAAATAAGAAATAACATCTCTAAATGCTTTAGCCCAACCTTCTTTAGAATCTACAACAGATATCACATCTTCTGTATGTTCAAATTCTACATCCGGAACAGTTGGTAACTTATCAATATACTGCCTCTCTACAGAGAACCCTACTCCTGTGCCATTCATAAGGATATACAGCACCTCATCAAAAGATCTTGGGCTATCTATCGGTATATACGAACAGTTATACCCAGCAATGTTTTCTCTTTCTAATGCTTTGCCAGCAGTCATCAATGCTCTCATGGAAGGCATAACCTCTAATGACAATATTGCCTCTTCCATATCTTCCCAAGATTTTTCATCAACTTCCTCTATCCGTTGACGAAAGAATGAAACAAGCCTATTTACTGTCTCACTCCAACTCTCTCTTCTTCCTTCTTTTTCTAACCACCGAGAGTATCTGGACATATGTATAAATGCCTGATATTCTGTTGGTAAATAATTTCCTCCTAACAATGATGCCATTTACTTCTCCCCATATTCTAACTCTAATATTAACTCTGCATAATGTATAATTTTTCTTATATCTTCAGCACCGTTTTTATTTCTGTGCCGAGAGATATACTTTACAATGTTTCCCTCTAGGAAGTCAAGTTTATTTTTTGAAATATATTCTATTGGCATAATTTTAAAGTCTCTATAATGATTACCTCCTACTTGCCTGCCTCTTCCCTTTACAGATTGTCTGATCATTTCATCATGTGTTTTACTTTTCATCATCTTCCTCAAATAAAGATACAATATTATCGTTGCTCTTACGTTGGGTAGGAGGTCTTCTTTCCATAAGGCTATCCATTACCGGAATCTTAGATGCACCCCTTAGCTCTTCTAAAATAACACTTTGACCTCTTTCTTTTACTGAATCCATATCATTTGCCAATAGAGAAAGAATACCTCTTGATATGATGTAAGGCAGATCTACAATATTTGTTCCTTTTGCATGGGTATCCACTACAGCGATATGCAAACCATCTTCTCCATCGGGTTTAAGAAATATAACATACATGTCTGGGGGAAGCTTATCCTTGTGATCATTTAATTCTTCCTTATTCATCTAACCATTCCCGTGGTAAAAACCCTTGGCACCACTTAAATCCATACCGTTCACACCACCCAGAGTATGTAGTTTTAGAACCTTTGTAAAGCTTGTTATTGGCCTTCATAAATAAAAACCTTATATCCAACTCTGGATGTTGCTTTTTAATTAATAAATGTTTGCCTCTATCCGTTGTTGTAAAAAGCCCCTTTGCCTCTATAAGAAAATCCTTACCCTCTATAGTAAAATCAGGACTATAAGTAGAATACCTAACATAATCTATCCTTTCTGATTCGTATTTAAATTTTATATTATTTCTATTGAAGGCCACAGCGATAGACAACTCAAAGTCTGATCGGTAGCCATGATGTCTTAGTACCATTATACCCTCGGCAAGTTTTTAAATATTATTTCTTCAAATTTATCATTAAAGTATTTGAAAGTTTTAGGTGCACTCTCTTTTAGGATGCCTCGTTGTTCTTCTATACCTGTCCAGTGTAATACCACTAGGCTATCTCTCTTCTTTACTTGTACAGCTAGTATATCTAGGTCATGGTTTATTTTCTCCATATGTTCTTCAAGCCTTTCATCACCCCAAGGCTCATCTAGGTCAAATGTCTTTGTCATTCTTATAGGTATACCATTAGGTCTATTGCGTAATTCTTTTACAATACTATCACCACCAAAAGCCTTATCACACTCTTGATAGCCAAAGTATGTGCTCTCGTTGATATAACTATCTCCTATGGTTACTTCTGTAGACAGATATATCATAACTCAATTTCTCTCTTCTTTAACTTTGTATACCAAACAAATGATCTTTGCGTTGCTTGTGTACCTACCTTCTTATGTAGTTGTGCAGCAGGCCAACATTGAAGTTTATAGTCACAGAATCCACATACAGTGTGCATCACTCTATTTCCTGTGGCAACTGTTTCGCCCTTTCTTGGCCCGTACTGTACACGGAAAGTTTCTTCTTTATCTTTAAATTCTTTCTTCAAAGGTTTATCTTGTAGCATCACCCTTGCATTGTTTTTTGCTTTAGTTAGTTGCTCTACAGAATCCTCTTCTTGATACTCTGGTGCTTCACATACAGCCCATTCACCAGAAGCTTTATCTATTACAATCCACCCACCAAAATCCATACCTTTTGATTTACTGTACAGATACCCTTGCATAAGATACCCAAAGGCATCATCTTGTTTTACTTTGTTATAGCCACCGAACTCTCCCCCAAATTTCTTAGAGAAAGCATAGGGGGATGCAGATTTAATATCCCACACCTTGCCATCAATGACAACATCTAATGTACCATCTAATTTACAAACATCTAAATTTAAAGACACTCTCTCTTGTTCTGATTCTATTTTTACCCCAGAAGATTTTAACACCACCATAGCAATGGCCTCTATAATGTCACCAAATAAAAATCGCATGATGGAATTATATTGTACTTCTTTTGGAGATCCATTTTTGTCATGCCACTGTTGGCATAGTGGTTTGCCCAAGCCACTCATGCGTAAAGAATAATCACTCTTACCACGAGACAGTTGCTTAACTAGGGCATTCCCACAGTCATTCTTAAAGTTTTCTAAAAGTTGGGGATCTAGATCAATGCCTTCTTTAGTGGCACGATCTAGAAATCCCTGTACTTTCATTAAGATAGGACTAAACACAACCTATCCTGTAGCGGAAAGAACTTCACCAAAATCAGACAAGTCTCCGAGTTTGGCATTCTTTTCTTTTTTAGCCTTCCACTGACCCATCACTTTACTGTTGATGGCTTCTTTAGTTTCAAAGAACTTGGTCATTAGCTCTTGATCACCCTCCTGCATGTCTATAAATTTTAATGTAGACATAACCGGAACATAATAAGAGTTGCCAGCCATTTTTTTCCTTGAAGTAGTTACTTTATTTACAGCAGTATACATAGCTTTATTCTGCCTGTGAAGCATACTAATATGATCACTAACAGGCATAAAACCAGAGCCACGAACATACCAAACGGAAGGCACCTCCTTATCCATATCTACCTTCTTTCCATCGGCATCCACAGGATTAACTAACTGCACTGTGTTGTACAGAACTTGATTACATTTAACACTTTTATGTAAATTCATCTCCGGACTATCTTTAGCTAAACCTTCTGATTCGGCTTTGGTTAGTCTACCACAACGCATATTACCTTCTGTGTCATAAAAATCAGCAGATAAATTTAGTGCTTGAATTGTTTGTGAACCAAAAGCTCCTTGCTCTGCATCCCATCTACTATAGGTAAATGCCCGAATGAATATTCGCAAATGGGCTTCTTTTGCATAAGCAGTTACACCATCCGGTAGCTTTAAAGAAAATTCCCCACGAGGAACACTCCTACCTTCATTGTCTTCTTCACTATGATTTATAGCAAAACGAGGAAGACCTTGATTCTCATTACTACTTACTTCTTGACCAGTGAGTGTAGCAAGTTCTGCCACTGACATATTCTTCAGTGAAGGTACTACACTTGGCTGGTTTGTTACAACATCGTTAGATATCATACTTCTCTCCTCTAGTTTAGATTGTTAGAACTTCATCCATGTTAAGCCAATCTTTGCCAATTTTTAATTCAATACCAACAGGCATATCATAGTCAATATTGTATCGTTTCTTAGCCTCTGATTTTATACTCAACATGGACTCCGTTAAAATTTCAATCGCCTCTTTTTCCTCTTCAGGAAACACATCAAGGACAATTGAATCATGTACGGTATTACATACCACAGACTGCATGTCGTTGTCAAACAAAACTTTTCGTAAGTTTATAAGAGCAAGCGGGAGCAAGTCTGCGGTAGCAAATCCCTGTACAGGATAGTTCTTTATGGCGGTAGCGTGAGTAGAACCCCCACGAAAGTTCCTACGAACGTGAGGAAAATGATAAATCCTACCAGAAGGAAGGGTGATTTTTTTTGTTTTAATCGCTTCGTTTTGTAAAGTGACATGCCATCTAGCAACATCTGAATATCTGGCCTTGAAAAGATCGTAGTATGCGACTTCTTTTTCTGTTCCATATGTACCTCCATATAATGGTTTAAATGTATGTGCTTTTGCTTCTTGTCTAGAAACTCCTAATGCTTTAGCAGAAAAACTATGT